CGCCGTAGCTGCCATACCACCCGGTTGCTGGGACGACGCGCGGGCTGCGGAGCGTTGGGCCGCCTTGAACCCGGCATCGTTGGTGAAGTCACCCGCGAGGATAGCCTTGAGTTGTTCCCCCGCAACTGCATTGCCGCCGCTGGCAGTCCAAGGCGCCGAACCTCCGATTGCTTGCTGGGACAGTTGCCGCTGCGCGTCTGCTTGGCGCATACCGTAGATCCCCGAGCCGATGCTCATGAGAGTATCCGTCCAGTTTCGCTCCGTCCCGCCCGGCGCACGCCCGGCAGAAGCCGACGGACCTGGACCATTTGCCAGTCCGGCTGCCCCGCTAGCAAACCCGGCTTCCGCGGGAGACCCGCTGCCGAAGGGACCGTAACCTGCCGCGCTAGCATTCGCCCGCCCGACTTCCCCGCCGACCACTCCACCCAGGGCCTCGCTGCCAAGCTGCGCTCCGGCTTGGCCAGCAACAGCGCCCCCGAGCATCCCGCCGAGGTATCCCGCGCCTTGTGTCGCAGCGTAGCCAGCCGGGCTAGGACTCGTCGCAGCGTTGTAGCCCATGTTGGCTGCCCAACCGCCAGGGGCCATGCCGATCAATCCCTGCGCTAAGGCCTTCGCGGGGTCAGGAGAATTAAACGCTCCGTAGATTCCATTAGCAATGCTCGTCACCGGGTTGAACTTCGACAGGAAGCTCATCACCTTCTGCGCCTTGCTGCCGAAGAACCCTGGCTCCTGCTGGTAGCCGAAACCGTTGCTAGGCTGGGCTGCCGACAAGCCATACCCTGCCGCAGCGTTGGAAGGCGACACTTGCATCCCCTCCGAGTATCCCGTGGGCTGCATGCCGTAGTTCGACTGCCCTAGCTGGCTCATATCGAAGAGGGAGTTAAAGCTGTAATCCGCCGGACTGTTCACACTGGTAAAGCCGCCGAGGGAAGTCCCTAGCCCTCCGCCAATATCATAGCCGTCAGGACCTACAGTAAACCCCTGATCCGTACCGCTGCCGAAGGTGTAACCGGGGCTTGTATCCCATCCAGCAGTCAACCCCGGCGTAGTTCCCATCCCGGTAAAACCGTAGTTAAACCCGCCACCGCTGTCAAATCCGCCACCAGGGGCTTCGCTATCTCCGCTTGGCATATCGTACTCCTTAATTAGTTGATAAATTAATCTCGCGCTCACGGGGCCGCTTGCAGGATGGCCCAGTTAGTACCATCTGATACTACGGTCACCCAGTTGCCGACTACCCCCGCAAGGATCGCTGTAGTTGCTGCACCGCCGCCACGAGGGACTATATTAGCTGAAGCTGACGTGACGGTGAAAGCTTGGTAATTCTGCGTCGTGACTGCGCGGCCTGGCCAGAGGGAGGCAGCGGGAAAGGTCAGGACGCACGCAGAACCCTTGTTGTTGATTATCCACTGGTCCGTGTCTAGGATTGTGTAATCCGCCATGATAGTGACGGGACTGGTCTTAACCACACTCAGTGGTAACGCGCCAGTCCCGGCCCCGGTCAAGGTCGTGTCGGTAGTAACCGCGCTGAGGTAAGTTCCCGCGGGCTGAAACACCGTACTGTTTTGGTAAGCCGCCGTACCTAGCTGGCCTCCGTCTTTCAGCAGCGAACCAGTCGCGTTATCCCACAGGACTACGTGGCCAGCGATGGAAGTCGGCGGCCCTACAATCGCCCCGGAAGGAGTTCCCCCCGCGCTCAGCCCCTTGCTCAGATCCAGGAACCACCTCAACCAAATCGGGTTGAAGACCGACCTGCCCGTCACCTCGTCGACTACGACGGGCAAGGCATAGGTTGGCGGCGGCTGGAAGATCGAGGCCATCAGAGCGTCCAGAGATCGAGCTGAAGTTCCACGCCCTGGAGGCGCATACGGGTGTTGGACTGGTGACGGATGTGGGTAGTTCGCTTAACAAAGGTGCCGCAGTTAGCCAGCACTGGCTTGCGGACATTCATATCAACGTAGCGGTAGTTGCTCCACTTATCCCGCTGGAAGTCGAAGTCGTTCGTGCGGACTTGGAGCACCGACCCTTCCGTCTGGTCACCTACGAACTCCATCATAGTCATCTGCTTCCGGCGGCGGGTACCTCCGTCGAAGTTCGGAGTGTAAAGGTCCACCGTGATGGTGTCTCGATCATCACTCTTGTACTCTGAATCCATCAGGTACATTTTCCCATTATTCATGTGCTGGAGAATACGGCCGGTCCCCGACTGGTACGTGGCGGCGACGATCTTAAACCAGTTCCCGTCCACATCCGTCCACTGACTCCACATCTTGTCAGTCATGTCGTAGACAAGAGTAAGGTTGTTGTTGATAAGGGTCAGGACGTAGAAGCGATGGCCCTCGTACTTGATGCCGAAGGATGCGATGTTGGTGAAATCGGCCTCCCCGAGCAAGCGTTCCACGGCCTTGGTGGAGACGACACTTGCCTTGAGGTTGTCTACCGCAATCACCTGGCTAGCGGATGCGCGGTTGGTGGCAAGCCAAAGCAGCGTACCGTCAATTTCCTGCACGGAGTCTCCGCTCACGCAACCGTAATTGATCTTGGCGCCCTGGACGGGGCCCAGTGGGGATGCTCCAACCGGGTTCTGGGCGTCATAGAAGATTTCCGTGGACCACTCCTTCAGCGCCAGTACGTAGACCAGCTGCTTCGCCAGGAACACTCCGCGGTCCGGCTCGATCTGCGCACCAATGCTGTTGGTTACGTCAGTCCACAGATCCGGGCGGTTCATCCCTATCTCCGTGTCGCTGCCGTGAATGTAAGCATCCCGGTCCATGACGTAGGTAGTTCCGTCGAGATACGCCCAACCTTTGACCGGGTTGAGGGGGAAGTTACTGGTGGTTGTGGCAGTTCCTGTGCCGGTTCCAGGACCTGTGGCGGTGAATAATACGCCGACAGTATTCGCGCTGGCGCCGATCAGGGTGAAATCTGTCGTGCCGACAGTCAGAATAGTGTAATCGACTCCGGTGATAAAGTCTCCGGCGGTGATGGTTGCTAGGATTTCAATGGGAGTCAGGGTAGTCCCGTCCCAGTTATACGCAGTTTGCCCGTTGCCTAGCTGGAGTCTCGGTGTTGTTCCGAGGCTGGAGGCGAACCTATACATCCCTCCAACCGCACCGACGGTTCCGATACTGGTGTCATTTTTGTAGAGGGTGATGCCGAAGATGGAATAGATGTCGCCGAGCCAGTTATACACGCCTAACCCTACCCCGACCTTGGTCGTGCCGAACTGAAGCAATCCCGGCCGCTTGAACACCCAGAATTCCCCTTCCTGCTTTCCCTTCTCCACGTAAGCGTTGACGAGCTTAGCGTCCTTGTCAGTGCTTTCGTCCCGGTTCTCGGGCTGAGGGACCAAGGGCAACCGCTTGGGCAGGGCGACTGTTTCAGCCTGGCTCATCTAAAACTCCCGGTGGTAAATCCTCCGCGCGTGTCGGGAGTGAAGCGAGTCGGAGCGTCTTCCACATCCCAGTCTTCTAGCATGGTACGGTAAGCCATCGCACGGGCCTGGCAACGGTCCATGATGGCCTGGGGCTGGCCGGTGGAGATCTCGTCGGCAAGGCCCCAGCGCAGAGCAATCCGCCACTCCGGAGGGAAGTTCATCGTGTCAGTGAGGTTGACGAGACCGGCGACCTGCCGTTGGATCACCAAGTGTGCTGTGCCCGTGGCGG